CAAATATTGATTGGTTCTGTATCGCCTGTAGTGACAATAACATTTTTTCTGATACACTAAGTTGGGCAGTAGCCGTTCGATTCATTTCCTGTTGTATTTGAATATCGGTCTTATTCGATTCTTTATCATACTCCGCTAGTGCTTTTTGGAACGCTTGTCCTTCTGCGTTACCAGCAGCAACATCTGCCATTATTTGGTCCAAGTTTTTACCTTTTTCATCAAAACCAGGAAGGTCAAGTTTAATTTCACCACCTTCACCTATTTCTGATAAACTTGTAACTAATTCTTTTTGTTGGTCATTTAACTTTGATAAATCAACTTGTGAAGTAATTTCTTGTTCTTTTCTAAACAATATTGCAGACTTGGCCATGTCTTCGTAAGTAATCCCCATAGCATCTGCCTGTTGTCTCATTCTCAACATTTCTTCAGCAGGTATTTTGAATTGACCCGTTTTTTTGTTAAACTCAACAGAAGAGGCCGATGCCTTTATTATTTGGTCTTGTAGTCCTTCCATATCATACATGGCCATATGAATTAATTGTCCAGCATCTCCTAATCCCCCAATGTTTCCACCAAGAGACTGTAAGGTGTTTGCCATTTCGATTGCCTTGTCAGGTCCGCCATCAAGTATTCTATTTGCTACGGTTTGTGCTTTAGACAAATCAAAACCAAGTCTTTGGGCTTGAGCTGCCATTTTGGTTAGTCCATCAACACCTGCTTTGAATCCATAAAGTTGTGTTTTATATAATTCTTTACCTACGGTTGCAGTTAAAGTTTTTGCATCTAAACCTGAAGCCCTTGCAACTAAAGCAACTCTGTTCATGGTTTTAACGGCCTTATCTTGTGACACACCATAGGCCGTCATACCGGCAATTAGTTTTGCTACGTTTTCTGGCGTATCCCCAATTGCTTTACCAAACATAAGTGCATTTTTTGTAACTTCTTTACTAATGGGGATTATTCTACCCATATCACCCTGTATGGTTGATAAAAATTTACCAGAATCCTCAAGAGCAAATCCAAACCCTTGACCTTCTTTATAAACATCAAACATTAAACCTCTAAGGTCTTCCAAGTTTTCCGTCATACCAAGACCCAAGGTTTTATTAAATCCTACCGCAGAAGCTTCTAATTTCAAGAAAAAATCTTCATATCTTAGGGGGGTAAATGCATCATTTAACGCCTTTTCGAGTTTTCCCCCAAAGTTACTTACAAAAACGTCAGTCAAAACATTAGTTTGACTACTTTTAAAAGGGTCGGTTATTGTTAACCACATATTCTTTTATTTTATAAATATTAGTTTTGGTCTTTTTGATTATCTTCAATAAGTTTATTAATAAAATACTTTCTTTCGTAAGTTGGCATGTGAGTTACGTCGTGGTAAGTGAATCCTACAACTTTCACTAAGTAATAAATTTCGTCTAATAAGTGTTTTTGGTACTCAGAAGAAAGGGCGAAAAAACTCCACCCCAAAAGCGACATCAATAGTCACTTTTTCTCCAGACGGGGTTTGAATTACTTTTTGTAAATCGATTTTTGGTTCACATTTATTTGCAAATTTTCTTAAGTCCTTCGCATCTGATATTGGCATTTGTGTAATAAACTTTGATATTTCTTGTGTGTCTCTAATATTGTCAAGTTCTACAATTTGTTTTTCTAATCTTTTTGTTGCAATCGGTGCAACCATTCCCTTTGGATATTGACTTGTTAATTTGTCAAGTTCTCTTTGGTCTCCTATAGTTAGTAGTCTAAATTTACAAACTTTGTTACTTTTTGGTAATACAAATGTAAACAACCCTTCTGAATCAGGAGTTTCTTCCGACTCAATGTAGTCTAAAGAATCCAACATTACTGTGGTTTCAAAAGTTCTTGAAGTTGCAGGGTCAGTTACTGTAAAATTATATTGTGGTCCAAATGACGAGTTCCTTAGAAAAATTAATACAGCTTGAACATCACAGTCCAACATTTCATTGATATTAAATCCTGGTTCATAAATTTTTTGTCTAAGTAGAGTATAAATAATACCTTCTTTGTCATTATTTGGTGACATAAGAGTATTTTCATCTTGTGCCGTCAAGTAACCAACTTTAATTGATTCTCTTTTTTGTTTATAAAATCTTCCTTTAGATGGTAACTTAATTACATCATGTGGTAAGGAAAAATTGTCTTGTCCATATTTTACATTATCTTCCATAGTTTTTTTAATAAAAAAATACTTTACAAAATACAGTAGTAAATAAAAAATCCCATCAATCCGACGGGATTCTTAATTAAAATTTTTTATTTTTTTTAATAAACCAAAATACATCTGTCAGGTTGTAAAGTTAAATCGACGGTTGCCAAATCTGCTGAATCATATTTCGCGTCACCAAATTTAGCATCCGTTATCATACAGTTTTGTAAAATCCATTTTTCAACTGCCACACCTGTTGGGTCCAACATTTCTAAATCTACGTCTTTTTTATAACCAGCAGCATAACCCATACGACCTGTCACGGACTCTGCGTGTAATCTAACCCACTCCATAACAGCTTGAGACGCCGAAGGTCCAATAGGGTCACGGAATTTAACACTAATAGATTGCCAAGCAAAAGTTGTTGCAACGTATGTTTGGGTGTTCAAAAATTTGATGTCTTTGTTTTCTATTTTAATATTTGGTTTACCAACACTTTCCACATACCAAGAATTAATACCTAGAGATGATGGAAAGGTAAGTATAAACCTGTTGGTCATTTTAGGTTCATACTGAAAGGGCATTCGCATTAATAAATCAGCCATATCTTTTGTTTTTAGTTTTTTTTTATTTTTTTATATAAATATGCTAAATATTATTTTTTCTATTTACTTTTATTTTTTTTTAAAATATTATATATCTAGTTATCAGTATTTAATTTTATTACCTCCTTTAGTTAAATATAAGTTGACTGGTGATTCTTCATATTCATTTGATAATAACTCTTTAATTTTTTCAATATTTCTCAAGTCATCATCTGAAAAACCAATTAGTGGTTCCCATATAGGATTTCCGTTTACATCATTTTTAAACATCGGTGTCCCACTTATTTCCATATCTTGAGATATCTCTTTTGACAAATCTCTACAATAAGATATAAAGTTTTTAAGAGCATTAAACTTAGCTATTTCAGGATTCGAAATATTTTCACCATTAAAAGAAACGGGTTCAAAAACACACATATCTAAATATTCATTTAATTCTGAAGGTGAAAGTGCTTTTCTATTTGTATCACTACTTACCTTGTTTCCAATATCTCTATATTTTTTTAAATTTTTTGCAACTTCTCTACTGTCAATTCCATTTTTATTACTCATTACAAGATTATAAACAGCCTCTTTAAGTGTTTCAGGGCTATGACCTCTTGCGGTAATAATTGCAAATATTGACCCCCCATTTACACACTCCACAAAATCTTTCCATGAAGGACCTATTTTTGCCATCATGGAGTCCAAAATGAACTTTTTATTACCAGGTTCTCTGAAGTTTCGAAGTGCTCCTAATGCGTAACCTATTATATTTTTCCCACGATAAGTAAATGGTTCCATACCAATCTGTTCTCTGTGTTCTGCAAAATCTTCAGTAGACATCTGAACTTCATTATCATCTTCATCCGCTACAATTATAGTTGTTGGCATAAATAATATATTATCATCCCAATCAAAAGCATAATACTTTAAATCTGGTCTTCCTACGTCATCAAACCCTTCGTTCAATTTATTTTGAACAAATTTTCTGACATATCCTTTTATATCCATTACTTTTGTAGTTTTTCTAAAAGTTTTTCTAACTGTGACTCAGTTATAATAATATTTTGTTTTTTTATAGAAAAAGTTTCAATATTAGGTTGTTTGACACCGAAAGACTCTTTAATAATTTTCTTTTTAATCTTCATTTTTTCAATTTTTAAAATATGTGGGACGTAAGACCCATATTTATTATACGTTATCGAATGATGCTCCTGTTGGTGTGATTACAAATTCAATGTCAATATACTCAAGAGCCCTTGTTGGTTTCAAAAATATTTTACCAGTAAGAGTGTTTGAATCCAAATCTTCTGGAGTGTTAGACAACGTCACACGAAAATCAATCAAACCTCTATCTCTTCTGATTGAATCCAATATTGGGTTCACTGAATCTAAGAAATCTTGTCTTACTCTATCATCATTTTGTTCAAACAACAACCTAACGGCTACGGCCGAAATTAATTTGCGAGCTTGTAATAGTAACCTACGGACGTTAATTCTGTCAAGAGCCGATTCTCTAATCTGTAAAGTTTTATTACCCCAAATTACGGTTCCTACATCATTATATGTTGCAATTGGATTAAGTCTACCTTTGTATAATGTGTCTCTATCCTCTTGTGTAAGTTTCTTTCTTGCTTGAATCGAATTAACAAGACCTCTTGTATAACCTGCAGACGCAAACCATGGGAATGCAATGTTGTCAGTTAGTGCAAAGTTTTTAGTAACTTCCGCAGTTGGTGGTAAATAAATTTGTGTGTTATTTACACTATCGCGAGTAAGGACCCAAGGGTAGTAAGTTGCAGTATAGTTCGAATCAATACCTGTATTTTCTAAATTATCGACCGCCTCTTGTGGATAAATTAAACCTTCAACAACACTTTGGTATGTTGGTAAAAACAAGTTAAAGTCTGGAGTTGTTGTAATATAAATTGAATCCGCCCTATCTTCTTCAATCATATTGATTGCATCCTCAACCAAATTACTATTATTGACATAGTCAATACCCGGCGTAACAAATACATTTATGTTAGTCGCTTCAGGGTTAGCAAAAGTTGATTGTCCCCATTCGTATGCGTAATAATCGGTGTTTGCCCAAGTTTCCTGATTAGGTCCTGATATTTGTTTGAACGCGCCCCATCCAGTTGCGGTTGGGTAAGTTGCAGATGCTGCGGAACCATTTTTAAATCCTGTTTGACCAAGAGCAAAAGTATCGGCGTTTGTTCTATATTCACGATAAATATCCCAACCATCAAACCCACCGTAAGCGTAAACGGTATATTTTCTTGTCCTGAGGTTATAGTAAGGATTATCCGTGTCAAGAGGTTCACTAGAAAAAGAACCTGTACCAACATCGAACGCAGACTGACCAGATGTTACATATGCGCTAGATACTGTAACAATTGTGGCCCCACTGTCTAAATGGAATCCTTTTGTAATGTAACCCCACTCAGGACCTGTGGTATCTGTTGCAATATTTGTTGGTAATTGTTTTCCTTTGTAGTCAAAGAAATCATAGTCAACTCCCGTAATATTTGAAATACCTAAGTAAGCTCTTCTAACATTTTCGCCACCAGATATTCTGATATTATCACCACCACTACCTGCCCCAAAAGGTGGATTATCTATTTGGTCACCCGCTTTTAAATATTTAGTTTTGTAAATAATATAAGGAGGTGTTGCGTTTGCATATTTTCTCATATCATAACCTTCAAACCCACAAGGTAGTGCGTCAGTTGGAGCCTCGTCGGCCATTTCAATCATGATGTATTTTGATTTCACTTGGTATTCACCATTCGATGTCCCAATTTTGTTTGCAATGAAGTTATTTTGAGTTGGGTCTAAAGAACAGTTTGTAAAACTTTCAATAACTCTAACATTTTGGTCAGTATCATAAAAGTCCCTTACAAAAACATCAAACGTATTATTTGTAAAAGATATGTTGCCAATAGAAAGTTTAATTAATCTATTTGCCGCGTTACCATCGGATATCAAAACAAATTTAAATAATTTATAAACTAAATTTCCTCTTAACTCAGATACTAAGTAAGGGGTTTTAGGTGTTTGATATTGTTCCAAATAAAATCCGATTGTATCGGTATTTAAAGAAACCGCACTGTCTAAAGAAATTAGGGAACAAAATAATCCTCTGATTTTACTATTGTTGTAGCCTGAATTTAATAAACTTGGGTAAATTTCTTCCACAAATAGTGGAACTTCGTTTCTATCTTTAGAAAAGTTTGATTTTCCAAATAAACTAGACATGTAGTTTTTATTGGTAGACTTTATTGATGTTTCAAAACTGAAGGTGTCTGAATCATACGTAATTCCTGAAATAACAAATGTTGAAAAAGGATTACTTGTTACTGCTGAATAATTACCCGTACAAACCATTTGAACGTCACTTGTTCCTGTAACCCAATATTTTGGCCCATGTTGTGTTGATGAGTAGGTTGTCAAACCTCTTGAACGTAAAGTTGCAACAACTAAATCGTCCCAATCTGAATATGGAGAACCTGAATAGAATGTCATGCCTATGTTACAACTACCTGAGAAAACACCACCACCTAAAGATGACATGGCACCAATCGATGAACCGAAACCATAACCAAAATATGAACCAACACTTTGAACTTTATTATAATCAAATAGTGCATAATACCAAGTGTCATTAGTTGATGCCGATAGATTAGCTAAAGACAAATTTACATTATCTACACCGAACGTTTCAGAAGTTGCGGTTACAGTATTAACTGATGAACCAGAAACATATGATAATGTGGTTGCACTTAGAGTCCCCCAATAAATTGCAGTGGTCGCAGATGTAGAAGCACTAACACTAAACCTATTAACGTTTGTTGAAATAAATGCCTGAAAGTCTGAGTTTAGAGTAGATGTTCCACCATTAAAAGTAGTATAAGTACTATAAAAATCAGATGTTAGTTGTGAAGGAACCGAAGTAATTGTAATATTTGTACTAGCTCCTGTTGTTCCTGTAAAGTTTAATGTAATACCTGTTGTGTTACCTGTTGCTGCAATTGTTGCGGGATTTGGATTGGCAATTGTTACAACAGACCAAGAAGGGCCCGCATCGTATCCTGAAAGACCAAGAATTCTTGTAACAAAAAGTTGATTTGCTTGACTAAGATATGCTTTTGCAATATATGCTGTTTCATATTTAGGAATTTGAGTATTTACAAATTTTTCAGGACTTGTTCCTCCAAAATAAACTTGAAATTCATCAAAGTTGGAAATGAAAATCGGTTCAAATGCCGGTCCTTGTAGAGTTTCCCCAACAATACCTAAAGTTGTTACACCAACGCTTTGTGCAACAAAAGTTAAATCTCTCTCTGAAGTATAAACTCCTGGTGAGACGAAAACCTTATTACTAGATGCCATGTTAAATAATGTTTTATTTTTTTATGTTTTATATATAAATATATTGAATCGATGAAAAAAACTATTGACATTATTATATTTATCTTGTGAGGCAGACTTAATTCTGCCTTATTTCTACCATCACCTAAAATAACATGAAAACAAAAAAAATTAAAAATTTAAAAATATCGGAAGAAACTCACAAAATATTAAAAGACTATTGCGAAAATAAAGGATTAAAAATTTACAAATTTTTAGAAAATCTAATTATAGAAACTTGTTCTATAACAAAAGATATATATGGTGAAAATTAAACCAAGTACGCTACCGTTTTTATTTTAGCAGTTTCATTCACTAATTTTTTAAAAGCCTTTACAACAACAGTATCTCCATCATTTACTTGTATTGTTTGTAAATTGTCCCCCAAAAATAACCCATTTATAAAAACAGAAAAAGCATCGCCACAAGAAGTTGTTGAATTTGTGGTGACCCCTGTAGCGTTAGAAAAAGTAGGCGTTGTTCCTCCTTGAACGCAGTAGGATTGTGAGGTCCCATTAGTAATACCTGACACGGTTGCGGGTCCACCACCACACGGAGTAAAAAATAAAGTGTTTGTTGTATTTGAGGTAAAAGAAAAATTATAACAATTAGTTAGGTTTTCTAATTCAACAACTTTTAAATCTGCTGTATATCTAAAAACTTCTGATAGTTGTGTTACTCCAGGTAAAAAAGTAAAATCTAAATCAAAATTATCGGGTCTTGGTGGCTCTATTTCAACTCTTCTACTTTTAACTTTAGTATCCACTTCGAACATTGTTAAATACCTTGATATTGCAGGAGACACTTGAAAATCTTTTTCGTCTAACAAAAACCCTTGAAGTGTCATTTTATAATTTATTATATAATACTTTCTTTTTTCTAAATCTTTTACCGATTCATCGCTAACTTCATCTAAAATAATTGGCATATAATGACCATTAATTTGAGTATGTGCTTGGATTGATGCAAATTTTTGTAATACTATTTTATTAAATTCATTATTTTCTCTCATTCTATTACAGAATAATTTGACATTATAAACAATATCTACAGCGATTGGTTGTGGGACTTTATAAACGTCAGCTCCTTTTCTTTGCCCATCCCAAGTAGGTACTGTAAAGTAATTTATTCTTAACTTTTCAGGAATATTATATTTACCTCCGACTAATTTACCTAACTTTACTTCGGGGGTCCTAACTATGGCAATGAAAGGTAAAGATATGTTTTTGTCCAAATCTTGAAAATTCCAAGTTTGGGTAAATTGCATCCAATTTTGATTGGTTATGATTTTGTCAATTGTTGGGACCGTTTTACCATCTACAGTCAGTTGTAAATTTTCTTTAACAAAATTCAAAAATCCTCCATCTAAATCAGCATGTAAAACACCTTTAGGTAAAAATGTTCCATGTCTTGTAACATCATCAAGCATTTCTTCTCTTCTCTCCACACCAAATTTTTGTGGAATTAGAGGTAAATGTTTTTTTATTTGTTTAGGAAATGCCATAATTATATACCTTCAAATTCATTATTTGTAACAGGTGTTGCAAGAATTGTTCTATAAAATCTTTTGTAACCACCATACGTGTGTTTGTTGTCGGTAAAAACTCTACCATCATTGACAACACTATAATATCTAACTCTTGTTTCGGTTTCATAGTAACCAATGTAGTCACCAAACTCAATATCAATTTCCAAGTCATCTAAGTAGTCTTGATAAACACTAACCGTTAAATTTCCTGGTTCAAGTTGTTCTAATTTTGTTGAACCATAATCTGAATTTGAAGGTGCTTCGATTTTAACAAGACCTTTAAACTCAATTGGTGGTAAAAATTGAATACCTCCTTTTAACGCTTCTCCATAAACGTCATCGTTGTTTGTTTTTTGTCTGTCAATTTTATACAATACTAAAGTGAAATTCATATCACCCTCTAACCACTCCCTACCCATTTTAATGTCTAAATTAAAATCATCTTCAGCAAAAAACTTATTTAATCTTGTAATTGGAACTTTTGGTTGTGTCATACTTATAAATAGTTTAATTGATTTTTTCTTTATTATTACTTATATTATATTATATGAATGAAGATTTTGTGTCTAAAACACCAGAGTCAAAAGCCCTTTTTTTATTAGATGAATATCAAGGGTCAAATAACTATATCCTAAATTTAAAACATAAAAAAGATAATAGCAAAACATTCACCCCGACGAGAGCACAAGCAGAATACATTATAAACTATAAGAATACAAACCCTAAGGTTGCAAAAAAATGGGTCAAATTAGACACATATTTTGGAAAAAAACTGATGGAAGACAAAATGTATACAAAAGAACCTAGTGAAATATATGTTGAAAAGTTATTAGTTGAAAAAGATAAATCTTATCATATATGGGGCAAAATTTTCAGTGGCGAAACTTTACACGACTTTTGGATGCCAAAATCAGCAATATTAAAAGACAACGAAGTAAAAAATGTTTCAATTGATTATGAAAAGTATAGTCACAGAGCTCCAATGGCTCATCAAAAAGAGGCTATTGAAAAATTAGTTAGAAATAAAAAGTTTATTTTGGCAGACGATATGGGTTTGGGTAAATTTGAACCCATTAATAATAGGGTTTTTACCCCATTTGGTAGAAAAAAAATTGGAGATTTAAAAGTAGGTGATAAAATTATTGGTAGTGATGGTAAACCCTATAATGTAGTTGGTGTATTTCCACAGGGAGTTAGGGAAACATATAAAATTACATTTAATGATGGATTTTCTATTTTGGCAGGTGACGAACATTTGTGGTCAGTTTCATCACCCAATTATGGTAAAAATACAAAAAACGAAAGACGAAAAAAATCTTTAGTTCTGTCAACAAAACAAATGTTTGAGGGGGGTAAAATTAAAGTTAAAGGTATTGGTTATAATAAAGATAAGGAATATGAAATTGAAACTTACTTCAAATCACCAAACGGAAATAATAAATGGCAAATTCCTATTGTAAAACCAATTCAATTCGAACGTAACGAAAATCTTCCAATTGACCCATATTTGTTAGGACTTGCCTTAGGTGATGGTTCGTTTAACAAAAAAAATATCAGATTTTCAGTTCATAAAGACGATTATGATAATTTATTTACTTCACTGAATTTAAAAGAAAACAAATCACAGGGTAATAAAAGAAATGGATATATTAATGTTAATTTGTCTTTATATGATTTGGGTATTGAACACACCCGTTCCCACAATAAGTTTATCCCAGAAATATACAAATATTCATCTGTTGATAACAGACTTTCAATACTACAAGGATTAATGGACACTGACGGTCATTGCATGTTTAATAGTAGTGGAAAGTTTTTAGGAACTGAATTTTCAACCATTTCAAAACAACTTTGTGATGACGTTGTTGAGGTGGTTCAAACGTTAGGTGGTATTGCAAGAGTTCAAACTCGTATTCCAACATACACTCATAATGGTGAAAAAAAGAAAGGTCAATTATCTTATAGGGTTAATATCAAACTACCAAAAGGTATGAATCCATTTAGATTAAAACGAAAATCCGAAAGGTATGTTGAACCCACAAAATACCCAACTGGTAGATTTATTAAAAACATCGAAAAGGTTGGGTTTGAGGATAGCGTTTGTATTTCAGTTGACTCTCCTGATAAACTATATGTGACAGAACATTGTATTGTTACACATAATACAACTTCTACCATAATAGCCACACTTGAAACAGGTGCGAAAAAAATATTAATTGTTTGTCCCGCATCATTAAAAATAAATTGGCAAAGAGAAATAGAAAATTATTCAAACAGAAGTGTTTATATTTCTGAAGGTAAAAAGTTTTCTAATGAACACGATTTTGTAATTGTTAATTACGATATATTAAAAAACTTCCACGACATCAAAAACAAGGAAAAATCAGAGATTATGAAAATTAACTTTGACTTGGTGATTATGGACGAAGCTCACATGATATCTAATCCACAAGCACAAAGAACGAAAATTGCAAATGATATTGCTAGTAAATTAGAAAGGGTTTGGTTATTATCAGGAACCCCAATGACCTCAAGACCAATGAATTATTATAACTTACTAAATTTGGTTGATAGTCCTGTTGCCGCAAATTGGATGGCATACGCAAGAAGATATTGCAATGGTTTTCAGTTTAGTGTTGGTAAAAGAAAAGTTTGGAACGTAACGGGGGCATCAAATTTAGAAGAGTTAAGAGAAAGAACACAAACCCATATTCTTAGAAGACTTAAAGAAGAGGTATTAGATTTACCTGAAAAAATAATTACTCCTGTTTATTTAAGACTAAAGTCAAAAGATTACGAAGAATTAATGGGTGAATATTTTGATTGGTATGATACAAGACCTGAAGAGTCTTCATCCCTAACAATTCAGTTTTCAAAACTAATGAAAGTTAGAAAAGTAATTGCCCAAGAAAAAATTAAAAATACTATTGAGTTGGCTGAAAACATAATTGAACAAGGAAAAAAAGTTATCATATTCACAAATTTTACAGACACACTACAAGAAATACACCAACATTTTGGAAAACAATCAGTTTATCTTGATGGTAGTTGTAGTAACGCAACACGTCAGTATGCTGTTGACCAATTTCAAACAAATGATAAAATAAATGTATTTGTTGGAAACTTAAGGGCTGCTGGTGTTGGTATTACTTTAACTTCAGCTGAAGCTGTAATAATGAATGATTTATCATTTGTACCTGCAGAACATTCACAAGCCGAAGACAGGTCCCATAGAATAGGTCAAAAAAATTCAACTTCTGTTTATTATCCACTATTTGAAAACACAATTGAAGGTGCTATATACGACATCCTTAGTAGAAAAAAGAAAATCATATCAACCGTAATGGGTGATGATATGATGGATGACGCATCAACAATTGAAGAAATGTTAAATATGATTTCCAATAGGAGATGATATTTATATTGTATGGAAGTTAATATTAAATATGATGGAATAGACCCAACAAAAGAAGATAAGAAATTAATCAACGATTTTATTTTACAACTTAAAAAGAATTATCCATTAGAGGATGATATTGATATTTCATTTCAATCAAAAAGAACGGGTACTATGACCACAGGTTCACGTACAGACAAAAACAAACTTAAAATTTTAGTAAAAGATAGATTAAATCGTGACATAATGAGAACATTAGCTCACGAATGGTCGCACGAATACCAAAGAACTATTTTAAAAAGAAAAAAAGGTAAGGACATTGGTGGAAAAAATGAAGATGAAGCCAGTTCACAATCATCACAAGAAATTAAAAAATTTGAAAAAAATAACAAGGACATGGAAAAATCAATCTATAAATCATTTTCAAAAAAAATAAGTGAGATTGAATCTATGTTAGAAATTGACTCATCTGAAAAAATCACCTTAATTAATGAAATTAAAAAAATCAGTATAGATAAATTACCTTATGAATATAACTCTTTAGAGGTTTTTATTGATAGTGAGACTATGAATACTCATTACAATAAGCATTACAAAGGTTATGTTGATAAGCTAAATAAGGAATTAGAAAAAGTTAAAGGTAAAGATTTAGATTTAGAACAAATAGTTTCAGATATATCAAAATTCAATACGGTAGTTAGAAATAATGGTGGCGGAGCGTTTAATCATGCCTTATTTTGGAAAATGCTTTCACCAAAAAAACAAAATCTTGAAGACCCAATAAAATCTAAAATCGAAAAAACTTTTGGTTCTTTTGAAAAATTCAAAGAAAAGTTTGAAGAAGAGGCAAAATCAAGATTTGGTTCAGGATGGGTTTGGTTAATATTGACAAAGACAAATAGATTGAAGATTGTCACTACTGCAAATCAAGATAACCCGTTAATGGACAATCAAGAAGTTAGAGGATATCCTCTTTTGGGGTTGGATGTTTGGGAACATGCTTATTACTTAAAGTATAAAAACCAAAGAGATAAATACGTTTCAAACTTTTGGAAGGTAGTTAATTGGGGGTTTGTAAATGATTTATATTCGACGCAGTCAAAACTAAACGACTAAAAGAATATTTATATATAAAATATATTATGGCAACTACTGTAATAATCACTGAACCTGATAGAAGTAAACTTTATAAAAGAATAAAAAATCTTTTAGGGGCACCTCTTCGTAGTGTTGAATTAGAAGATGAAATGATGGATTCATTATTAGAATTGTCAATTCAAGATTATGCTCAACACGTTAATGATTGGTTAATTGAATCTCAATGGACATCTTTGGCGGGTCTTAACTTAGATGAACAATCACTTACAAGAGCATTTACGACAAGAAGTTTAGACTATGAAACTCAATTTACATTTGCGTATTCTAAAATTGTGGGATTACAAGCCGGTGGAGATTGGGTTTTAAAAAAAGATTATATTGATTTAGTTAAAAACCAACAAATATATGAAATACCGGCAGGTCGGGAAATAAACGAAATTTTATGGTTTTCTAGGTCTGAATTAGATGCTGCTTACTTTGACCCATTTATGGGTGGGTTTGGTGGTTTTGGGGGTATTGGTCTTGGTGGCGGTGCCGGATTTTCACAATTAGGTACAACTGGTAATTATTTTATTACACCAGCATTTGATATTTTACTTAGAATGTCCGACATTCAAATGAAAAGAAGAATAATTACAGGTGATTTAACTTACAGAATCACGTCACTTCCTGAAGGTAAAAAGGCACTACATTTAATGAATGTTCCTGGAGGTAGGTTTGATTTTGGAAATATTAATTACCAAAAATATCGTGTGTGGTATTGGTACTACGACACATTTGATAGAGATGATTGTTTGGCTAAAAATCCCGATGTTGTTAGATTACCATCAGATGTTCCAATAGATGAAATGCGATGGGACGAACTAAACTCACCAGCACAAACTTGGGTTAGAAGATGGTTTACCGCTTATTGTAAAGAAACTTTAGCGAAAGTAAGAGGTAAGTATAGTGGAAGTTTAAAAACTCCTGATTCTGAATTGACGTTAGAATGGCAAAGTTTAAACACTGAAGCGAAAGATGAAAAAGCTCTGTTATGGGAAGAATTGAAAACAAGACTTGAAAGATTAAGACCTGAAAAACAATTGGAACAAAAAGCATCACAGGCTGAAAATATAAATAAGGCCTTGAAATTTAGACCATTTACAAGTCCTTATAATATTATATAATTTTTTTATGGCAGTATTTAGGTCAGTTTCATCCACCAGAATAATTAATGGTAATAAAATAGAAACATCAGAATCGGCAGTTGTTTCAAACACGACTTACGAAACAAATGGTGAGTATGTTATTGTTATAACAGGTATTGATAGTTGCGAACTTTTTTTAAATTCGTCAAACACAGACCACGTAGTTGTTAAAGCTATGACAAATGTTTTAGTTAAAGCAGACGCATTAATTGATGAGCAGTTTGAAGAAGTTGAAATGGAAAAAGGGGCTTGCGTTGAATTCAAAAAAGTTAATAGATTTTGGTATATTCTTTCTTCAGATGGACTTAAAAACTCTTAATCAAAACTAAGAGCCATTAAATCTCCTTCAGCGTCGAACTCGTAGTATTCATCTTGGTCTACTTTTTCATTTTTACTTACAAACTTATCCATCATTTTTTTGTTTTTCGAAACCCATTCTGTGTCTACTAAGTCTAAAGTATTGTCAATATACATATAATAAGGGTCAATACCAACACTTTTCCAAAAGGTCAACTCCATATCAGATAAAGATAATACTTCTTCTAACGTGTCTTGGTGTGCAATTTTCATGGGATAACCTCTTACAAGTTCTGTTTGCGATTTTGTAAATATTGGTCTATCTTTAGGGTCCTCAATTAAAATGTCTTCTCTTATTTCAGGTTTGTATACAACAAGTAAGGGTTCAATTCTTTTGTTGAACGCCGCCATATATCTTGAAACATTATAATCACCAAGTAAATCAGGATTTTTTTCAATGTCTTGTTCATTAATTAAATAACAATTCAAAACAAGTTCATCTTTTTTCTTTTGAACGTCACCATGTGATTTCTTTTCCCCGTTATTAACATAATAGATAGTATCTCCAAGACCAGGATTTTTATTTTCTATAATTAAAAGTTCCATGTGAGCTTGTCTTGACATCATGTTACCTGCCTTTGTGGTTTTTGTAATATGAACTTTATAATCTTCGATGGATTGTTTGACACGAGCTTTGTTTGCAATCTTTGCCAATGGAATTTGCCTGTTGTATAGTTTATCAACATATTCATAATAGAAGTCTAAAAACTCACTACCCTGACCATCTAATAACATTTGAAGACCTTTATCCAAAAATTCAGCAACATATGTTTGAAGTTTTTTGGATTTAATTGTATTACCTGTGAGTTTCACTTTTCCTTTGTCTGTAAGAAGTGCGTAATTTTTACGAGCCACGTTGATTGTTGAAGGCCAAACCCCATCAATATCAAGACCCATTTCACCACGTAAAAATAAGTCATTATATTCGGCCACATCAGCTTCAGCTCCAAAATATTCTTTACCTTCTTCAACCAACCCATTAAGACCTTTACCAATGTATTTGTATTCATTACGGTCTTGTGGTGTTTCAAAGTTTACACCATCCGTATCCATTACAAGTGTAACATATCCTCGTTTGATAAAGAACATAATCATTTGACGTAAGTATTGTCTACCCGTACATGTAATCTGTTCACCCATATCAATATCACCCCAAGGAAATACTTGTGGAGCCGACAATGAACCAAAGAATGCGTTTATAAAGATTTTAATTGGTAACTGCTTTCTATCGTATGAAATTGATAACTTTGGGTCAATTATTTTATATTCATTAGCCAAGTTCTTGTATTTAATACGAGTATCACGAAAATACTTCAACATACTTTTCATAGCACCTGTCACATCACAGGAAGGAAACACATCGTGAACCAATTGAATGGATGGGTATAGTGAAGAGTAGTCAAGTTTTAATACATTTTTTGAAAACCCAACTTGAACCAAACGAGAAAGACCACCTGTAAACTTTCTTTTTTCTAACTTTTTTGGAAGTGCTAAATTATGTTTATAAGACCATGCAAACATAATCATTTTCCATAATGTTGCAGTTCCCATCGTTGAAAGTCTTTCGTATGTTGTAGGAACAAGTTTAGATAATAAGAAGTTTGCTTGATTGAATTGTTCGTCAACAACCATTGTTTCATAAAGGTCATCATCCAAGTAGTCCTCAATAATCTTTGAACCTGTTACTAATTTATAAACATCATCACGTCTTTTACATATTTCATCTATTTTAGAATCAAACCCAACTTTTTTGTATGCTCCGTTTTCTTTGTTCATCCAATAATCTTCATTATCAAAATATATTTTACCAATCTTATCACCTTCGACGTAAACACGATTAGGTTTTTCTGCTTCAATAAACTTTGTAATATACTTCAAGGACCAACTTTTAATATCTGAATTGATAGCTTGAGCTCTACGAACTGCGTGTGCAATATCCACAATATTATACCCCCACATCTGAGTTTGAACATATGGTTCCATTTCGTTTGCTAACTTTAGAATACCGTCTTTTTGTTTTAGAGTATAATCAGGGTGTAAAGTTTTACAGATTTTTTTAATATTAACTTTTAGAATTTCAGCACGTTTCAAAATAAAAGGAAAGTCAAAGAATGCTGAGTTGTAACCACCAACTAAAGATGGTTTTAAGTCATCAATAGTTTTAAAGAAATCAACAATCATTTGTCGTTCTTCATCTTCGTTTTGTGCTGATAATAATTTTAAAAACCCACGATTGTCTTTCATCCCAATCAAGAATATCTTACTTGTTTTGGGGTCAAGACCTGTGGTCTCGATATCGAATACAAACCTGTGTATTTCATCGTATTCTTCAAATCCCTTAAATAGACGTTTGTTTTTTTGAACCAAATATTGCTCAACTGGAGAAAGTATTTGTATGGAGTCAGTGTTGTCTCTACCCCAAGGGTCTAAACCACCACCTTTAAAAAAGTTAACAAGGTTTGAGTATGTCTTTGTCGTTTTAACCATATATTTGAGTCCGTTTTCTAAACGTTCATCTCCGTGAGTGTCTAACTTTTCTATAATAATACCATTTTCACTCATCGCTCTTTTTTGAGCATGTTTGTCGTTTTTATAAAAGTTTTTACCTTTTAAATCACCAACCCACGCAAATGGAATGAATGTGTCAGGACGTAACAACTTACCCTTGATTGGGTCTTGGATTATTTTATAAATTTTTGAGGTTTTGTAATCGTATTCTAAAGATACGATATATTTTTCGTCGTCTTCGCCTAATAAAAAGCGTTCAATATCTTCTTGTGGAACCATAATTTTATATTTAAGTTTGGTGTATTAGCTGTTACTTAAGTGTAACATTTACCTTCGTCTTAATTATAAGCGTAAAATTTACCCTTGTCAAATAATATTGATATAAAGATTTTCCCTAATTGGTGAAATCAATTCTCCATTTTCTAAAACGATTGAAAACTCACCAATAAAACGACCTTTAATTTTAGTATCGTTAGAGTTCCATTTATAATAAAGGTAATACTCCCACGGAGAATCAGGATTGTTTTTTAATTTTTGAACAATATATGCTTGGTTCATAAAAATTTTCTGAACACCATTTGCCTCGTTTTTCATAGAAAATCTAATAATGGCATTGTCTAATATTTCTATAATATTTTTATATGAGTCACTTTTCCCATCAATGACGGGTTCCATTTTTAGAATGGGTAGTGTTGAGTTTTGGTTTATAAAAAATTCCATTTTCTACTTAAAAATATTTTTTATGGACAATTACTTAAAACAGTTGTCACAATTCCATTAGATATACTAATTAACACATAACTTCCTGAGTTTTGTACAATATACCAACCGCTAAATGTGTAATAATTACAAGTTGTTGCATTTCCGTAAAACACAGTACCAACTTGTACATTTGCGGTATCCATAAAAGATGGTGAATATGAACCGGTTGGTGAACAACTACTAGCCTGTAAACAAGCAAGGCCACTACAAGCAGAAGAATAATCATAATTTATATTTACCCCACTAACACTAAATATTATGTTAGAAGATAAGTATGAGTGATTTGATAAACAGGGCTCAGGCGTAGGTGTTGGAGTAGGTGTTGGAGTAGGTGTTGGAGTAGGTGTTGGAGTAGGTGTTGGAGTAGGTGTTGGAGTAGGTGTTGGTGTTGGAGTAGGTGCGGGTGCAGGTATTTTTAAACAATTTGGACACCAATAGTCAAATAAATCAAACTTATCTTTTAATATTCTAAAATTGTGTTGGACTTGTGGACTAGAAAATGGTTCAGTATACATTCTAAATTGTGAAATTCCACCCATAAAAGACCCACCAAAATTTTGTTCAACTAGTATATTTGTATCTAATCCGCTAAATGTAGTTGCAGAAAGTATTTCGTTTGGAAATAATTCGGGGTCTTGTTTATAAGGACCATTCAATAAAGTATGTGCCGAAAATATTAAACTATCGTGAAGCCCCTGACTTCCTCCTCCCCAAGACATATTAAAAGGAACTCCTATTTGTTTTTCTTTTTCACAATTCAACTCGCGAGGAATAATTTCTTCAAAATTTTCAATGACCGTAAAAAGGTATCCGTTTATGTATAATTTTAATCTACCTAATCTATACCAAGTATCGTCGAACCATTTGTGGTCAAAAACAATTCTATATACTTTATTTTCTTTCGTATCCCCTGAATGTGTTTCAGGTGGCATTATTAAATTATATGCGGTTCCATTAAGGATTGATTGGTAAGTAACTTCTCGAATATCCCCAAGACCACCAAGATTTAATAAATCACACTCTTCTATTGTTGTATATCTTTCAAAAACCGCAGTAACCATAACCCATCTGTCTTCAGTGATTGTTCCACATATGTAATCACATATATCATAAATTGGTGGTGTACAAACTTCAGTAATAGTATAACCCGTTTGGAAAGTAACACCGGTAGTTTCACATACGCCTGTTGTAACGCAGTCTCCTGTAATTTTTATGTATTTTACACATAAACTCGGATTCAATGGACACCCACTAAATCTAATTGAAAGGGCATTTGAAAGTACATCAAATTTTGGGTCTAAAGGTAGGTTTGGGATTTGTTCAGTGCAAGCACCACAATTACAACCTATATTATGATAAGCAGTTGTTGAACTCATTGGATATAACTTCACGCAATTTGCGTTTGTATACCCCGACTGATAACAAGTACAACTACTTAAACTTGTGAGACCTGTAGTCGCCCTTGTATAACCTGAATCAGATTCAGGGCTACCATCGGCGTAGTGATAATATTTATTTTCGGCTCTTGTACCAAAGTAGAAAAAAGTACCAGCGTTGTTAGGGTATCTAGTGTTAAGGTATTCTTCAGTTGAGGTATCTATACTATACTCATCAACATTTCTTGGCTTGATTACCGTTTCCATAGTCCAACCTTTATTTACCCTTTCAGGAAAAATTTCATAGTCGTAACCAAACAATTTATAAAAACCTTGATAGAACCCACCATACAACTCTTGATAATACCCAACCGTTGGGTCTGTTTTAGAAACAATATTATACATAGATTGTTTTGGTCTACCTGAAAATACAACATTTGGTGGAGTTGTATAACCAGTTACCATGTGCATCTTCATTCTTCTATCGTAGTACATTGGGTGAAACTTATAATCGTCTCTAATACCCATAGTATAAAATAAAGTTTGACCTGTCATTAAAGTATATAAACCATTGTCTGTTGCAGTAAGACCCACATCACAAGTACCAGTAAGAGCAGACAAACAAGCCAGGTCAAGATTGTTTGGGTTATAATAATTTTTACTAACTAAAGTTGCATTACTATAAAAAGTATCAAAAATCATTGTTGGTTTTTCACATGTTTGGGTATTGTCTAAATCATATATGATTGGTAGTCTATTACCATCATTAATGGCTATTAATTCGTCTGAAAAAACAACTTCCTCATCATAGTCTTTTTCATCACCTATGAGAGTAAAATCAAAATAATTCCCAAAATTTAATTTTTGAGAATATTTAGGCGTAAAATATGAATTAATACTTTGACTTGGCATTTTTATTTATAAATACTTTAAACGAAGATATTTATATAAAAAGTATTAAATGAAAACGTATAAGTACTCCACAAAAGATAGGGCTGAAAGGGTTGCAAAAACAATTAATTGTACTGGCTCACATCAACATACTGAAAAAGGAAAGAAAGTTTACATGCCGTGTAATAGTCATGAAATATTCTTGAAAAAAACAAAAAACTCCGAAGGTGAGGTAACTGAACTTGTGGATTATGATGGGACTTGGGAAACATCTTCAATTCCAATATTAAATCCGGCAAGCACTGCAACAAAAAACAACCCAACAACTACAGACAAAATTGTCTTTATGAGTAAAAATCCAAGAGACCCGTTGTTAAGAGGTTGGTATGGGTATTATGGTGAGGGTTATGTTAAAGAAATCGATATGTCTAAATCATTTGGGTTCGAAGATACTAAATTTATGGATGCAGAAGAAACAGAAAAGTATTATAAAAAAGAGCTTAAATTGAAACCTCATAATGCAAAAATCAGAACATTGGGCCAAGGAAAGAAAAAAGGTTTGGACAAAAAAACCCCACCTACAATTAAAAAGAAAAAAGGATTTATTGATAGAGAAATATTAAAAGAACTTCAAACTGATGAAATATATGAAGACATGTTGTTCAACAAAGACAAAAAAACAGATGACAGTATTATCGGAGATTTAATTAAAAAAAATGTTAGAGCTATTAAAAAGATGGCAAACGACAATAACATTTCTATACAAGAATTAATTTACATGTTAAAAAATGAATAGTTCATTATACGATAGAAAGGCCGTTTTACCCGATACTTTGTTGAAACATTTAGAACAGTGTTTTAGTTCATCTAGCGCTGATGAAAATACTGAAGGGTATAAAAGAAACAAAGAATTAAGGGGTTCAAAAGTTGCAACATATCAACAAATAAAAAGAATAAAAAGTTGGTTTGACAACTATAGTGGTGATAAAAAAGATGCACCTTTCATTTTAAATGGTGGTGATAGAATGAAAAATTGGTGTGATGAGGTTTTAAATACTTGGAGAAATAATGTGGAAGGTGGAAAAAAAATTAAAAGTGATACAGGGATGCAAAATCAGTTTTTAGATACTCACGAAAAAAATGGTGTAAATATTTCGCCAAGTAAAAGACATGAAAAATCAATTAATAAGTTCGACACATCAATAAAAGAAGAAGTTAAAAAAATAAACTATTTAATTAAAAAAATATTATAATGGCAGTTCAATCAGATAAATTAGATTTTTCGCAACCCGACAATCCGTTGTCTAAGATTGCAGAAGAACAAAGAAGAAAAATGTTTGCAAGAAACGACTTTAAGGAAGTTAACCCATACTCGGCAGTTAATCCGGCCGCCTTGGCGGATGGTGACGGTAAAGGAAGAGGAACGGGGGGAGACTTAGATGTATACAATCAAAATGCGGGCACAATTACAGACCGATTCGAAAGAAAAGAAGATTTGAAAACCAATAAATTTTCACCACAAAACCCATATTATACCGTAACGTGAAACTAGTTAACAATCTTAGTGAGTTGATTACAGAAATTGCAGCAATTTCTGATATGACAAGTTCCATAAAAAAAAAGAACCTTGTTACAATTTACTATGATGGTAATGACAACGGAGGTAAAGGTTATAGAACAATAGAACCTGTTTGTTTAGGATTTTCAAAAAAAGACAATATGGTATTAAGAGCTTGGGAAGTGGAAGGAGCCTCTTATAGTGCAAAAAACAAAGGTAATTTTTTGCCAGGTTGGAGGTTATTTAGGGTAGATAAAATCTTTACATACAAACCAACTCTTGATAAATTTAATACTGTGAGACCAAATTACAATCCAACAGGAGATAAATCAATGATTAGAGTTTTAGTGAATGCTAAATTCGATGAAGAATAAAAAGATATAACATGTCAACAGCAGAAGAGTTAATGCAAAAATTAGCGGTATCCAAAAAAATTATGGATAGGCAAAGTACAATAAAAAGAGGTGAGTTACCACAATCTTCGAATTCGTCACCAATGGTTGAGAGTTTTCAAGCTCCACAAGCATCATACAATTTTCCACAAGAATTTTTACCACAGCAACAACAACCGACAAGGTCAAATTTCGACCCAACACAACCAATTGAACAATCAAAAATTTTAAATTCTAAGTTACCTGATGAAATAAAAAAATTGATGATTGAACAACCAATAGTTCAATCAAGCTCGATGGGTAGTTCCATAATATCAGAAGATATTATTGAGGGGGCGCAAAGACTTATGAAAATGGAAAAACCTAATGTTCTTCAAGAAAATAATAAAACACAACCAAAACCAACTAATCAACAATCAATTCACACGCCATTTGATATCAAAGAATTAAAAGAAATGATTCGTGAAGTTATAAGAGAAGAATTACAAGACGCAGGAATAATAAGTGAATCAATAGAAAATGCGAATGAAGTACTACAATTCAAAGTTGGAAAACACATTTTTATGGGTAAAGTTACAAAAATTCAAAGACTTAAATAATATAAAATATCTAAAATAGACAATCCACCTCAAAAGGGTGGATTTTTTTATTGTAATAATTTACCATTTGATAGTACAGGACTATTTATGATTTTCTAAAAGGAAAAATAAATCTAAATGAAAAAAAGTATGGGAAATAAAATACATTTAGATGAAAATAAAATTTTAGAAAAATATCTTAGTGGAAAAAGCTCATTGGTTTTGTCATCAGAGTTTAATGTTTCTAAACCAACCATTTTAAAAATTCTAAAAAGACACAACGTAACAAGAAAACGAAATAGGTGTGCTAGTCTAAATATAATTGAAAAAGATGATTTTTATGTGGTTGAAAGAGTTTGTCCCACTTGTAAAAAAACTGTTTTAACTAAATCGAAAAATAAAACAATTGCATGTAGAAATCATTATAATAAAATTGAAAAAAATATTGAATGTAAAAAATGTTCACTTGAATCTCAGATTGGGACAGGAAACCCTTTTTATCGAAAAAAACACACAAAAAAAACAAAAAAAGAAATTTCTAAAAGTAGAAAGGGTAAGGGAATGGGGGCAAACAATTCTATGGCAAAATTAGAAAACAGAGAAAAATTAAAAGAAATATTATTGAAAAGAATAGAAATTAATCCTATAAATTTTAATACTAGGTCGAAAAGTGAAATAGAAATATTTGAAAAAATAAAAAAACAATTCACTAATACAAAACATAGTAAAGTTTTAAGACCATATATTTGTGATATTTTTATTCCCGAATTAAACTTAATTATAGAATATAATGGCGACTATTGGCATTGTAACCCCAATAAGTATAATTTTGACTATTATCATGAGTTAAAAAAAATGTCCGCAGAAGAAATCTGGAATTATGACAAAAAGAAAATTGATTTAATAAAAAGTAATGGTTATAATTTAGAAGTGATTTGGGAAACGGAATACAACAAAAACCCAAAATTAATAAATAAAATTATAAAAAAGTATGTCAAAAAAAATTAAGGTTTTAGTCACCCCTAGCGACCGTACTGGAGTTGGAAAATTTCGCTCAGTAGACCCCCACGTTTGCCTTCAAAATAATCACGCAGATGAGTTTCACGTAGATATTGATTACGAACCCAAAATTAATGACTATAACTATTGGAAACAATACGATATTGTTCATTTTCATAGGTCTATAGGTCAAGATTTTGATATGGCGGTTGATTTAATTCAAAAATTA